TATTTGGGACTCAGTGGCAGCGAGCTCACCTAAGGCAGAGCTATTAGGTGACTATGACAAGGAAAGCATCGGCCTCCAGGCACGAGCGATCTCCAAGGGAATGAGAAAGATTACCGGCGTGATCGGTGACCAATCTGTGCTGATGGTCTGCCTTAATCAGACACGTGTCAAGATTGGTGTCTTGCATGGCGATCCGACGTCTGTCCCAGGTGGTATGGCGATTCCATTTCACGCTTCTGTTCGAATCAAGCTGGGCGCAGGTCAGCAGATCCAAAACAAGAACGGTGACGTTATTGGTATCAATGTCTCCGCTAAGACTGTCAAGAACAAGGTTGCACCACCATTCAGGACTGCAAACTTCCAAATCCACTTTGGAAAAGGCATTGTTGAGCACGAAGAGATCTTTGATGTCTTGCGTGATGCAGGTGAGAGACAGATCGGGAATAAGATCATCTGCGTCTCAGGTGATGGTGCATGGAAAGTCTTCACAGTGACTGATGTTGACCTTGGTGCAGCAATCATCGAGAAGAAATTCCATAAGTCAGAGTTTGGCGAGTTGTTAAAAAATCCTGAGTACTCGGGTTATCTAGACAGCTTGATTGAAATTGTCATGATACGCACAAAGCAAGCAGCAGAGATCGAAGAGTTCGAAGAAGAAGAGGCAGTGTAATGACAGGCGAAGGAACAATTCTCTTAATCGATGCACTAAATCTGTTCCTTCGCCACTTTACTGCAAACCCCGCAATGGGTAGCAATGGCAACCATGTGGGTGGGATCGTTGGATTTCTGTATGATCTCACCCACATGGTCCAGCGCTTTAAGCCGCAAAAAGTCTACGTGGTCTGGGAAGGAGGTGGTTCTGCACGTAGAAGATCCATCTTCCCAGACTATAAAGCGCATCGAAGACCTGAACGTCTAAATCGATTCTATGCAGATGAGATCAAGTCAACAGTGTCTGACTACGATACCCAGGTAAAAGACATTGTAGGTCTACTCAAGAATCTTCCGGTAAATCAGCTTTATGTGCCTGATTGTGAAGCTGATGACGTGATTGGATTCATCTGTCGATATGAACATCCAAAAGATCTTCACGTGATTCTGTCGTCAGACAAAGACTATTACCAGCTTATCAGCGACCGGGCTGTGATCTACTCACCCACGTCTAAGAAGATCATTCAGACGCAAGATGTGATTGATCGATTTGGAATACACCCAAACAACTTCGCACTTGCCAAAGCAGTCTGTGGAGACCCATCAGACAACATTCCTGGGATCCCAGGTGTGAAGTATAAAACACTAAACAAGCGTTTCCCGTGTTTGGCAGAATCAAACGCAGCCTTACTAGACGACATTATAAGTGAGGCTCGTGAGCGAATGTCGACATCGACAGTCAAGGCATTCTCAGAGATTGTCACACATGAATCACTAATCAGGCGAAATTTGCAGCTCGTCAATCTTGACACAGGGATCCTTGCAGGTCACCAAGTTAAGAAGATCCAAGATCTGTGTGGTAATTCTAAGACCGCGCGAGATAAGATCGAGTTTATACGATATTTACTGCGCCTGGGCATCCAGACGTACAATACAGATCACATGTTCTTTGCACTTAGCCATATCGGAGCTTAAATTGTCAGGAATCGCTTACTTTAGTCAATACGGCAAAAACTTCCAAGAAAAGATCCTCCAGTGTCTTTTCACTGACAGAATGTGGTCAACACAGATGTCTGAGATAATGACGCCGGAGTATTTTGAACTGAAGTATCTGCAATATTTAAGCAAAGCTTACTTCAGTTATTATCAGAAATATAAGGACTTTCCGACACTTCCGCTGCTTATCACAATTATTAGAGATGACCTAAAAGAAGGCAAAGACACAATCCTTCGTGACCAGATTGTTGAGTTCTTACAGCGGATTCGAGTCAATCCAGACGTTGGTGATCTCCAGTTTGTCAAAGAAAAGACCCTTGATTTCTGCAAAAAGCAAGCAATGAAAGAAGCTCTTGAGAAAGCTGTCGAGCTGATTGCAACAGATAATATTGACTCTGTCGTCGACTTGATGAAGAATGCCTTAGCTGCAGGAACACCTGCTTCTATTGGTCATGACTTCTTCGAAGACACAGAAGCTCGCTTTACCAAGACACGCAGAGTAACATGTCCAACTGGTCTTAGCCAGATTGATGCACCTGAAATTTTGAATGGCGGTCTTGGAAGAGCTGAGTTAGGTGTCATTGTCGCACCTACCGGTGTCGGCAAGTCTCACTTTTTAGTCCAGATGGGTGCCGAGGCTCTCCGCGTCGGTAAAAATGTTGTTCATTATACGTTTGAATTGTCAGAGACATCAGTAGGTCTTCGATACGATTCAAATCTATGTAGCATGCCATCAGGTGATGTAATCGATAGAAAAGATGAAGTGCTCGACTTCTATAAGCAAAACCAGCTTGGTCGACTGATAATTAAAGAGTACCCGACAGGAACAGCATCTGTTCAGACACTGCGAAATCATATTGAGAAGTTGTTATTGAAGTCTTTTGTGCCAAGTATTATCATCATCGACTACGCTGATATTATGAAGTCTTCGAGAAAGTTTGACTCATTAAGACATGAGTTAAAGCTTGTCTATGAAGAGCTAAGAAATCTTGCGATGGATCTTAATGTGCCAATCTGGACAGCATCACAATCTAATCGAGAAGGCTCAAATGCTGAGGTTGTGGGCCTTGAGAACATGAGTGAAGCCTACGGTAAAGCAATGGTGGCTGACGTTGTCCTCTCAATTTCACGAAAGCCCTCAGAGAAAGCTGATGGAAGTGGCAGAATCTTTGTTGCTAAGAACAGAGCAGGTCGAGATGGAATGCTCTTTTCAATGAAAATTGACACATCAATGTCTAAATTTATGTTAATAGACACAAATGAAATGTCTGTTGATGATGTTATTAAAGCAGATGGATCTAGCATGAAAAAGCTTCTCAAAGAGAAGTGGGATCTAGTTAACGCAAAGTGATCAACGATTATTGTTGTCCAGGAGATTTTTATGTCAAATAGTTTGAAGGAGAAAGCTTATGAAGAGATTACATCTTACTTTGATGGTGACGAGCTTGCTCCTGATGTGTTCCTAAAATATGCGCTGCATGATGGAGATGCGCTTCTTGAAGCAAATCCAGACCAGATGCATCGTCGTATCGCGCGAGAATTCGCAAGGATCGAGTCAAAGTATCCAAGCCCGATGTCAGAAGATGAGATCTACGATCTCCTGAAGAACTTTGCTGATGTTGTCCCACAAGGATCGCCAATGTCTGGTATCGGCAACCCGTACCAGCTGCAGAGCCTCTCAAACTGTTTTGTTATCGATCAACCCCATGACTCCTACGGTGGTATCTTGTTCTCTGATCAAGAACAAGTGCAGATTATGAAGAGACGCGGCGGCGTTGGTATGGATATCTCCAATATTCGCCCTAAGGGCCAGCCAACCTCCAATGCCGCAAGGACCACTGACGGTCTTGGCGTCTTTATGGAACGCTTCAGCAATAGCACCCGAGAGGTTGCTCAAGGTGGCAGGCGCGGAGCGCTGATGCTGACTATTGATTGTCGCCACCCGGAGCTCGAGACTTTCATCGACATTAAGCGCGACCTAAAGAAAGTCACTGGTGCAAACATCTCGATCCGTTTTACGGATGAGTTTATGCAAGCTGTGGAAAGCGGATCCAATTTTACACTTCGCTGGCCTGTCGAGCAGAGCCCAGAAGATGCTGAGATCATTAAGGTGGTAAGTGCCAAGCAGATCTGGGATAAGTTTGTTGATGCAGCATGGACTTCTGCCGAGCCCGGCGCACTTTTCTGGGACACGATAGTCAAAAACGGTATTCCAGATTGTTATCAGGATATCGGATATAAGACAATTAGCACCAATCCTTGCGGTGAGGTTCCTCTTAGCCCATATGACAGCTGCAGGTTAATGGTTATCAACCTCACCTCATTTGTGCTTAGCCCATTTACAGATTGTGCGAGATTTGACTTTAATCGATTCAAGTCGGTTGTCTATAAAGCGCAGCGTCTAATGGATGATCTTGTTGATCTTGAGATTGAGTGTGTTGATCGCATTCTTGCAAAGATTGAAAGCGACCCACAACCCCAGCATGTGAAGCAGATTGAATGGGATCTTTGGCATAAGATCAAGGCTGCAGGTCGCAATGGTCGTCGTACGGGTCTTGGCATTACAGGACTTGGTGATGCACTCGCAGGCCTCAATATCAAATACGGTTCAGAATGTTCAATTTCAGCGACAAATGAGATCTATAAGACCCTTGCAGTTGGTGCACATTGTTCGTCGCTGATCATGGCGCATCAACGTGGTGCATTCCCTGTTTTTAGTTACGAGAAAGAGAAAGATCACGTTTATCTTAAAAAGATAATGGAGTCATGCGGTCCTGATTTTGTTGACATGTGGAAAAAGTCAGGTCGACGTAATATTGCACTTACAACAACCGCACCTGTTGGATCTGTGTCTTGCTTGACCAGAACAACGTCGGGTATTGAACCGGCTTTCTTGCTTTCCTACAAGCGCCGCCGCAAGATCACACAGGGTGATATTCATTCCAGAACGGACTATGTCGATCAAATGGGTGACAAGTGGCAGGAATACACAGTCTATCACCACTGGTTCAAGAAGTGGATGGACATCACCGGAAAGACAGATCCTAAGGATAGCCCATATTGGGGCGGAACTGCAAACGACATTAACTGGGAAAATTCTGTTACAATCCAGGCGACCGCGCAACAATGGGTTGATCACTCAATAAGCAAAACTTGCAATCTGCCAAACGCAGCAACACGTGAGACAGTCAATGCTGTCTATATGAAAGCTTGGAAGTCAGGTTGCAAAGGTTTTACTGTCTATCGTGATGGATGCCGCGCCGGCGTGCTTATTGCCAATGACGAGCCTAAGAAAGAAGTCAAGAACATTGAAGAAGGACGTCTTGCACCGAAACGCCCAAGAACGCTAAAGTGTGACATTCACAGGGCAAATGTTAAAAATGGAGACGTTTCTGAATCTTGGCTTGTCCTCGTAGGTCTTAGCGAGGGAATGCCTTATGAGGTCTTCTGCGGAATTCCTGAGAACATTGAGATTCCTAAGAAGTTCAAGACAGGAACACTTCTAAAGAACGTCAAGCGTGACGGAGTCACGACATACAATCTGCTTGTTCCAACCTCTGGCGGCGAAGATGACAACATTGTCTTTAAAGACATTGTAAATCTGTTCGATAACCCAACACAGGGTGCTTTTACCAGGACAATTTCA